GACCTGAAATAGAACTTAACTAATCCAAATGTAGCTAAAAGTGGCTAAATGTGCCTTATTCCTAAAAATGTCTTGCAATCAAAGGAAAGGCGTGGTATAATAGGGGTATAGAACCTCCCTTTTTTACAACAGGACAAAGGTATGCCAACTAAAAAACCAAAGAAAAAATCAGGTAATCCAAACTTTTACAAAGGGATGCCTTCATTGAACCCAGTTGGCAGGCCAGTAGGCTCAGTTAACAAATACACAGCTCTAAGTAGAGAGGTGTTGTCCGCTAAAGGACCAGAGATAGTTGATAAAGTTATCGAAATGGCCTTGGCTGGCGATAGACACTGTTTAAAGATGTGTATGGATAGAATAATACCTGCACATAAAGCAGTTGAAATAAAACATGAGCATAGAGATTTAGGAATAAACATTATTGTTGAATCCGTAAAGGCCATAGAGGAACGAGAAGCGGAAGAGCAGGCTACTTTTGAAGGTGAGGTAATACGAGAAGTCAGTGGCTGATATTAAGGTAGCACTCCATGATGCTCAAATGGAAATATTTAAGTCCAAGGCTCGTTTTAAGGTAGTATCGGCAGGTAGACGCTTTGGTAAGTCAAGACTAGCTGCATGGGTGTTATTAATTAATGCACTCCAGAGTAAGAGTAAGGACGTATTTTATGTTGGCCCCACATTCCAACAGTCAAAAGATATTATGTGGGGTATGTTAAAGGATTTGGGAAAGGATGTTATTAAAGCCGCCCATGAAAATACAGCAGTATTAACTTTAATCAACGATAGGAAGATTTATTTAAAGGGTTCGGATAGACCGGATACTTTACGTGGTGTAGGACTGCAATATGTTGTCCTTGATGAGTATGCTTCCATGAAACCGGAAGTGTGGGAAATGATTTTAAGACCTACGCTTGCAGATGTGAAAGGTGGTGCACTCTTCATAGGCACGCCAGCCGGGAAGAATCACTTCTATAAATTATTTATGGAAGCGAGTGAAGAGGAAGATGATTGGGAATCGTTTCAATACCAGTCAACTGATAATCCCCTCTTGGACCCTAAGGAAATTGCAGCGGCTAAGAGTACAATGTCCACTCAAGCTTTTAGACAAGAGTTTGAAGCAACCTTTGAAACCTTTAGTGGTGGTATATTCAAGGAAAAATGGATTACTTACGTAGAGGATGATAAGGATTTTAAGGAAGGTACGATAGGTCATTACGTAATATCTGTTGACCCAGCAGGTTTTGAACAAGCAATTAAAGATAGAGGTTTAAAATCAAGTAAGCTGGATGAAACTGCAATATCAGTAGTGAAAATTGTAGGCGATGAATGGCTAGTAAAGGATATTTACCACGGTAGGTGGGGTATCAAGGAAACAGCAAATAGAATTTTAAATGCTGCTGTAGATGTTGAAGCCACCACAGTAGGTATTGAGGCAGGAGCATTGAAGAATGCAATCATGCCCTACCTTGAAGATGAAATGAGAACTAAAGGTAGGTGGGTAAACATTGCAGATGTTACTCATGGTGGTAAAAGAAAGACAGATAGAATAACATGGGCTTTGCAGGGACGCTTAGAACATGGTAGAATTAAGTTTAGAAAGGCTGATTGGAATAATCATTTTATTTCCCAGATGATGGACTTCCCTTCACCCTTAAGTCATGACGACTTACTGGACTCATTAGCGTATATAGACCAAGTTTCAGTAGCGGACTACGCAGGAAGTATAGAGTTAGATGAATGGGAACCTATGGATGCAATAGCAGGATACTAATTTATGGCGAAACAAAAAGAATTATCTTATATTGACCCACACCAACACTTAAAGGATTGGGTATTAGGGCGTGTGGAAATATGGGAAGAGCATCGAAACTCAAACTATCAAAAGAAATGGGATGAATACTATAGACTATGGCGTGGTATTTGGGAAGAGGAAGATAAGACTAGGAAGTCAGAGAAAAGTAGACTAATATCCCCAGCTACTCAACAAGCCATTGAAGCCACTGTTAGCGAACTAGAGGAAGCAACCTTTGGTAGAGAACGTTGGTTTGATATTGAGGACGATGTTCTTGATACACAACCACAAGATGTTGAATATATACGTAAACTGCTCCATGAGGACCTAGAAAAAGATGGTGCAAAATCAGCCATTGCTGAATGTTTGCTTAATGGAGCCATATATGGTACAGGAATAGCTAAAATTCTTGTTACTGAAAAGACAGAAGTAGTACCAACAGAGCAACCAGTATCAGGTACACTAACAACTACAATGGAAACTAGGGAAGTTCCTTACATTAGTATTAAAGTAGAACCTGTTTCCCCTAAGGAATTTGTTATTGACCCTACAGGGACTAATGTTAATGAAGCATTAGGTGTAGCACAAGTTGTAACTAAACCTCGTTACCTTATTACTAAAGGAATCACGGAAGGTATCTATATGGATAAGCCAATAGGTAGCTTTGATAAAGCTGATTTTGGTTTCAATGAGGAAGCTTCACAGATACTTAATGAAGATGATAAGGTAAAAATTATAGAGTATTGGGGCATGGTCCCTAAAAAGTTTATTTCAACTGCAACAAGAGAAATAAGTGAATTTGATTATGAAGATGATGAATTAGTTGAAGCAGTTGTTACTATTGCTAATGATGCAGTAGTATTAAAAGCCGCAGAGAATCCTTATATGATGCATGATAGGCCATTTGTGGCTTATCAACACGATAGGGTTCCAAATAAATTCTGGGGAAGAGGTATCGCAGAGAAGGGATACAACCCCCAAAAAGCTTTAGATGCCGAACTGAGAGCACGTATTGATGCTTTAGCACTCACGACACACCCGATGATGGGCCTCGATGCTACTCGTCTACCACGTGGAACTAAGTTCGATATAAGGCCGGGTAAAACCATCCTCACTAATGGGGACCCTAAGTCTGTTCTAATGCCTCTAAACTTCGGTAGCCTATCCAATTCCACGTTTACTGAATCCGCAGAGCTAGAACGAATGGTTCAAATGGGTACTGGTGCTATGGATACTGCTAACAGTAACTTTGCTAATCCTCGCAATTCTACTGCTAGTGGAATGTCAATGCTCCAAGCGGCATCTATCAAACGCCAGAAGAGAACACTAATGAATTTTCAGGATTCATTCTTGATTCCTATGGTTGATAAGGTTCTATGGCGAAGAATACAATTTGATGTAAAACGTTATCCAGTAAAAGACTATAAGTTTATTCCTTATAGTAGTTTAGGTATAATGGCTAAAGAATTAGAAACAACTCAAATGGTTCAGCTTCTTTCAATGGTACCTCAAGACTCACCAGCCTTCGGTGTTATCCTTGTTAGTATCTTTGAGAACTCTTCCCTAAATAATAGAGATAAATTAGTAGCCGCAGTACAGCAAATGTTCCAGCCTAATCCGGCAGAGGAGCAACAAAAACAAATAGAAATGCAGAAATCAATGCTTGAACTAGAAGAACTTAAAGCAGAGATTAGTAAGCTATATGCAGAAGTACAGAAGCTACAAGTAGAGGCAGGAGATAAGACATCTAATGAAACTCTTGCTAAGAAACAATTAGAATTAGCTGAGAAGATGGTCAAGATAAAAGGAATACAATCGGAAACTGCACGTAATATTCCTGAGGTGGAACATCTAAACTCAGAAACTGTCCTTAATCTAGCCAAGGCTATGAATCAGTGACAGATACAGAACTATTAGAACAACGATTAGATTTATTTCAGCGTGATGGTTGGCGTTCACTCGTAGATGAGTATACGGAACTAGCTGAATCATTGGAAAAAATCTATGATATTGAAGATGTAAATACTCTACATGAACGTAGAGGACAGGTGTTTATTCTAAACATGATTATTAATTTAGAGGAAAGCACCAAACTAGCGTTAGAACAACTGGAGTAGTCCAGCTCTAACTTTTTTAACCCCCACAATCTTATATAGACGGAGGTAAGACTATGGTAAGTAAAATTGTAGAACCTGAGGTTGAAGAAACACAGGAAACAAATGAAGAAGATACACTAGAAACTTTAGCAATTCAAGATGAAGCAGAGGAAACTGTAGAGGAACCGGAACAAGAACAGGAACTTCCACAAAAATTTCAAGGTAAGTCTGCAAATGAAATAGCTGAAGCTTACGAAAACCTAGAGAAAGAACTAGGTCGTAAGGGTCAAGAGATTGGTGAGCTTCGTAAGTTGACTGATTCATTTCTTCAAACCCAGATAACTCATAACAAAGAAACAACTACCGACACTGAAGATTTAGATTTCTACGATAATCCTGAAGCAGCTGTTAGGACAATTATTGAAAGACATCCAAAATTCAGAGAGTTTACACAGCAGACACAGCAACAACAAGCTTCAATGACTGCCCAACAACTCGAAAAAACGCATCCTGATTTTAAGGACGTTGTTACAAGTCCAGATTTTCAGGAGTGGATTGAAGGAAGTAAGATACGTCAACGCTTATTTAAGGAAGCAGACGCTTATGATTACGATTCCGCTGATGAACTTTTAACGATTTGGAAGGAAAGACAAATGATTTCCAAAACAAAGGAAGTTGAAGCGGAAAAGGAAACCACAAGAAAAGCTGCTTTAAAAACAGGTAAGGGAGTATCAAGAACTTCCAGCGAATCCACAGCAGGTAAAAAAATCTACCGTAGGGCTGATTTAATTCGTTTAAAACAAACTGACCCTAACAGATATGATACGCTATCGGATGAAATATTCTCAGCTTATCAAGATGGAAGGGTTAAATAAAATATAAGGAGAAAGTCAAATGGCTTTAGGAACAAACCAAGTTACGGTTGCAGTTGCTAATAACTTCATTCCAGAATTATGGAGTGACGAAGTTATTGGTGCATACAAAAG